TTTTTTTTTTTCAAGCAGAAGACGGCATACGAGATCGTGATGTGACTGGAGTTCAGACGTGTGCTCTTCCGATCTTAAGAAAGAGCCTGTAGTTATCAAAGCACCTTCCTTTGAACCAATTGCTAGTACAGCTAGATCTCATTCAGAGGCTAAGTATGTCATTGGCAAAATGATAAGCCTTGGAATAAATAGTTCTACATTTGAAAAAATTAGTCAGGAGATGGCTGACAAATACGGTAATTTTCAGTACTTTTGTATTAACGCAACCGATGAAGAGATTGCGTCAGTACTAATGCTAGTAGATTAATGTCAAATAAAAATGTAACTAAGATTGAAAGACTGTCCTCAGGGATGGTAAAGCTATATAACAAATCAAATGTTATAGGAGCTTTCAGTGCATTAAACTCTATCTCTATAGGATATGAGAATAATAATGCTAGAACAATACAGTTTACAGATAATGGAAATACAATTTCATTTCAACTATTTAATTTGCAGGAGATCATTGGAAGCACGACAACTGTTACCTATACTCCAATAGATACAACTAGCACTGGACCTGATTATAATGCCAGAGTATTTGAAGTCTTTGATTTCCTCTCCTCTCAAGTGTTCCAAGGATTCTCTCCTGGGCCAACTTATGTAGGAGGAGTTGTTGCAGCTTATCCAAACTACGCCTCTTTTCCTGTAACAGGAACTCAATCAGTTATTTATATAGATGAGGCTGATAATAGTGCTTACTATTGGGATGGATCAGCTTATCAATTACTCGTATCAACAGGGGTAGAGCAGTATGCAAATTTTGCATCATTCCCAGTAACAGGATCGGCTAATGTCATTTATGTTGACATGAGTGTGCCAACGCCATATGTATGGAATGGGACAGCCTATGAGTCTATTGGAAGTGCTGCTGTATGGGGTGGAATTACAGGAACTCTTTCTGCCCAAACAGATTTGCAAGCCGCCCTAGACGCAAAGTTTGATAATCCAACAGGGACAAGTACCGACTATTTAGATGGTACAGGAACCCCTACTCCATTTCCTTCATTAACAGGTTATGTTCCATACATATGAGATACTGGAAACGTAGACTTAGGAGAATATGAATTAAAGGCAGGGCAGGGAGAGCTAGACCAATCACCTACAGGAGCCGCAGGAGTAGGTGTAATGCGTTGGAACAATACAGATGGAACAGCAGACCTTGGTTTAAAGGGAGGTAATGTAACTCTCCAATTAGGTCAAGAGATGGTTATTAGAGCCGTAAACAAGAGTGGCGGAGACCTACTTGAGGCTAACTATCAGGCAGTTCGATTGAGATTGGTTAGTGAGGGTGGAGCAGCAGGACAACGTCTAGCCGTTAAACTTGCATTAGCCGACAGCGACATCAACTCAGCTACCACAATAGGTCTTGTAACAGAGACGATAAATAACAATCAAGAGGGATTTATAACTACTATTGGTGTAGTTCGAGAGATTAATACTACAGGATCTCTTCAAGGAGAAACATGGGTAGACGGTGATATCCTCTATCTCTCTCCAACAGTAGCTGGTCAGTTGACAAATATAAAACCTGTAGCACCTGATCATCTTGTAGTAGTTGGTTATGTAGAATATGCTCACGCTATTCATGGGAAAATATATGTTAAATGCGATAATGGGTATGAGCTTGATGAGCTTCACAATGTTTATATCAATGCCCCTACAACATGGCAGGTATTAAGATACGATGCTACAGCAGGGTATTGGACTAATAGTTCTTTGACGGCTTCCATACTTCCTAGCGGAATTGACGCCTCTAAGATTGGAGCAGGAACAGTAGATAATACAGAGTTTGGGTATTTGAATGGAGTTACCTCTTCAATACAAACTCAATTAGACGGTAAGGTCCCAACAACGCGTTCAATTACGATCAACGGAACAACGCAAGACTTATCAGCAGATAGAACATTCACGATATCAACCAATCCAGGCACAGTTACAAGCGTGGCAGCATTGACGTTAGGCACAACAGGAACTGACTTGAGTTCAACCGTTGCAAATGGAACAAGCACTCCTGTAATAACGCTCAACGTTCCTACTGCCTCAGCAACGAATAGAGGTGCTTTGAGTTCAACGGATTGGTCAACTTTTAACGGCAAGTTCACGCTACCTTCTCTAACAAGTGGAAGCGTATTATTCAGCAACGGCACAACGATAGCGCAGAGTAACTCGCAGCTATTTTGGGACAATGTAAATAATAGGCTGGGTATTGGTACGGCTTCGCCTGCAAATACTTTAGATGTTAACGGAACTTTGCGATTTGGAACTACGGGTAATTTAATTGTAACATCTACAACAACTGAAATAAATATAGTTAGACAGGGTGTTACAACTTTTATAACAAGTGGTAGTTCAGGTAATGCAGGTGTTGGAACTATAAGCAATGCAGCATTTACTTTCTTTACAAATAACGGAGCAAAAGCGCAAATAACTGCGGGTGGTAATTTCCTCATCGGCACAACAACAGACGCAGGGTACAAGCTCGATGTAAATGGGAGCGGAAGGATATTAAATGGCTCAGCTCAATTGCTTGTCAACAACGCTACTTATTCTGAATTGGCTTATGGAACAACTAATTATTTCAGGGCGAATGGAGCATCAGCAATAGTTAACGGACCAATTATTCAGTTTTTAAGGTCGGGTACGGAAGTAGCGAGATTTGCAACTACAACAGGTAATCTTCTTATAAATACAACTACCGATGTTGCATCTTCAATTTTAACCCTCGCATCAATTACAAAAGGCTTCCTTCCTCCACGAATGACTACAACTCAAAAGAACGCTATTGCTACACCAGCAGCAGGGTTGGTAGTTTACGATACAACACTTAATAAGCTATGCGTTTATACAACAACGTGGGAAGTAGTAACATCAATTTAAACTTATAACAATGGCTAAAATACAACCTATCAAATTTCCTCTCAATCAGGGAACAGCAACAGAGATGAGCGTTCTCATTCTCAACTTCGAAACAAGCGCAACAACTTGCACTACTTACTATGAACTCAAGACTGAAGCAACTGAAGAAGTACCTTCAAAGGTTTTGAGCAATGGTAACTACACGTTGACAGAAGAGGAATTCGCAGCGTGGGGTAACGACAACACTTGGGTTGAAACGTGCGTGGCTAACGCGATAGGAGTTGTGATTACAACCTTTTAATCGTATATTTGTCAAAACACAAATAACATGAAGGACATTGTAATTACCCCAGAACAGATGAAGCAACTCGATGCTTTTATCCAGGAGATGCCTGTTAAGTATGGCATCCCTCTCATCAACTTTTTCAACGAGATTGCTAAGGCGCAGGTAGGAGAAGAAGATGTGAAAATTAGTGAATAAAATATTTGCAAATACAGAATTAAGTTTTGTATATTTGTCATCATTGTTTTATCTTTCATAGATTTATTGATTATTGATTTAAGGGCAGGTAAGGAGGAGCAATCCTCCTTATTTGTTTTAAACACAACGCCAATGAAGTGTCAAGCCGAGGAGTGTTTTTGTACGGATTTTAACCGTACATTCTGTAAGAACTACAGAGAGGATGCGAAACCTAAGTCAAAAGGTCTCAAGAGAACTCAGTTCAAGAAAAAGTACAAGGCTACTGGCGAGATGGATCTCTTCAAACACCTATGGGAGACTCGTAAACATCGTTGTTACGTCACAGGAAGAGAGTTGGAGTTCTCTCCATCAATTTGCTTCCATATTCTCGGCAAGGGAGCGTTCCCTGCCTATCGCCTCAACCCATCCAACATCATTTTCGTCAATGCGGAGTATCACACAGATTGGCACACAATGTCGAGAGAAAAATTGCTCCAAAAGGATCGTAGGTGGGAGTACGTCTTCAAACTCTACGAGATGTTGAAGATTGCTTACTACAGCGAAGGTTTATAGTATGGTTCTTGCACAACTTTATCTGATTAGAGTCGAAGTGTTTTATCTCTCCAGTCTCCTCCAAGGCAACCACCCACACAGTATTATTCTGCATTCCGTAGTCCATGAGGAATAGAGCAATTCCGTCACCTAACTCTGTCTCTACCCAAAGTACCTGTTGTATTTCATGTATATTCATTGTAACAAATTTAGGTGTATATTTGTTACATGAGAAATTCTTTAGCAGGAACTAAAAAAGGCAAATCAGAGAGTGCCAAATACTTTCAGTCTAATCCAAAGGCGAAGGCTAAGAAAGATGCGTATAACAAGGAGTATCATTCTACTCCCGAGAGACGGAAGTATCGTTCAGAATTGAACAAGGCTAACCGTAAGGCTGGCACAACTGGAAATAAGGACGGTAAGGACATGAGCCATACTAAAACAGGCAAAGTTGTTAAAGAGAGTCAATCGGCTAACCGTAGAAGGAATGGCAAAGGCGGCACTTCACGTTTGAAGTAACCGCCTTCTTTTGTTTAACTAAATACTTTTTTCTTAAATTGGTCTTGCGTCAAATTGCCAGAACTCCTCTCCCTTCTTTACTATCACCTTATAGACGTGTAACTCATATACATCTTTATCGTTAAAGGTGTATTTCTTTTGTAGTATATCTAAGATCGGCTTAATAGAATTATCTATATCATTTGCCTTGTTAGAGTAACCTACGATCAGAGTTATAGAAACTGGCCCTTGAGGAAATTTAAACGGGCGTAGCTTTAACAGACATTCTTTTTCATATGCCTTGTACTTAGGTGATTTAAATCTTCTACCCTGAAACGCCTCGTTTATGGATAATGGTTTTACATTTACCTTCATTCCTTCATCTTAAATATAATATCAATAACCCTCTGTCTATTTTCCTCATCGTCTATGAAGTACAACATCTCATTAAGGGATTCTGAGACGCTATCTGAATAAGTAAATTTAATAAAGGATGGATCAACAAGATGTATATCTCCATCCATTGATTCAATGATGCCTACAGACTCTCCACTTGAGAAACCCCATGAGTGGAAGAAGCCTGTCCTGGCACCATCAAAATGAACCATATTGTTTTCGCCATCCCACTTAAAGCATGAGCCTTTTTCAATAGCGACACCAGTCCAATACTTAACCCTTCTGTACGTCTTCATCTTCTATTACAAGAAGGATATCTCCCTGAGCAATTAAACCGTACTTAACGTCATTCTCCATTACCCATGTCACTTTTTTATCAGTAAACTTAATGCGGTCATGCATCTTAACTTCTGTTACTTCTTCTCCCATAGAGATTACAATACCCTCATCAGGCACATTCTTAGAAGCAAAGTCAGTATGTAATACATCAGACTCGATATTTTTCTTTGTTACAAGTTTAAACTTAACTCGATCAAATAGTGGTTGCATATATTTTTTATTTTAATAGTTTAACGGTTAACAAAATACCCCCAGTAAAAGCTATAGGAACGCCAAGGATCGTAGCTGTCTTCCATCCCCATCTCTTACCATTCATCTTCCAATACTCATCCTCTAAAGAGATGTAATCCATGGCTTTCTGATCGTAAAGGAGATTGAGATTCTCGTATTGCTTTTCTTTTGCCTCAAGGGAGAGCATATACTGATTGGCAATATCCTCAGCTAAGGACACCTGCTCATTTAGATTATCTATCTTCTCCATATTTGTTTTGTACATGGAGCGGTAGAATTTCTCAGAGGCAAATACTTTGTTGATTAGCTTTACATCATCTGTCTTAAGGCAAGTCAAAGTATCCTTCCCGATCAAGATTCTTGAGGGTTGATAGGTTAGTTGAGAGAAGATCTGATTGCTGACTAGGAGTAGCAAGATCAATATACCTTTTTTCATCTTTGTATTTGTTTTTATTAGTTTGTTCCTTACTCTCTATGAAGATTACATCTCCCTTAAGTGTGGACATTCTGTTCTGGAGATCAACAATGTTCTGTTTGTGCCTGTCAATCTCCTCCTGTTTGTCTTGTATTTCTTTTTTAAGATTGTTCTCGTATAGAGTGTTGTCCTGTTTTCTTTTTACGCTACGTAAGTGCAAGAAGGCAAATAAGATTAGGAAGAAGAAGGCTATAGAAACTATAGCCAACTCCTCTTTATTTATCTTTATTATCCAATTCTTCCTTAATAGATTTAGCTTGTAGAAGAGCTTGTTCATGTTTGTAAGTTTTAATGATTTGCACAACATCGTGATAAGAGAACCACGGCAGAGTGGCAATCTCCTGGACTAATTCCTCGGCATCCTCTAAAGCCTTTAGGTAAAAGCCACCACCCTCTATATCAAACAGAGCAGATGCCAATACTTTGTACTTCTGTTCAGCCGCCTTGATGAATTGATTCCCCTTCATCTTAACCTCTTTCTCCCAAAAGGGAGGGCCAATATGGTCAGAGATATTAATGAAGGCATTGGCATGAATAACAGATGCAATGATCTGGTGCTTTTTGTGATCGTCTAAAATCATCTTTGTGTGAGTATTTTTATTAATTGTTTTTTATAAGCTATTGCCTTTTCAAGAACGGTATCAATAACTTCCTTTGTGTTGCTCTGCAAATGTACGGGAATTATTGCCATCTTGTTCTTCCCATCCATACGAGGATCGTAAGATATGAACATACCCTCTGTGTGACCAGAGATAAGCATATTCATTTGAAGTTGCCACCAATAAGCCTTTCTCTCCTTGAGTAGTTCAGCCTCATCCTTTATGAGTAGGTTCTGAACATGATTCTCAAAGTTATAAGGACATTTGATTTCAATAACACCGAAACGCGAGCAGATACCATCAGGTGAACCCCCTGCATGGTCTCCGTAAGAAATAAAACCTGTGGACTCAACACTAGACTCCATGAGTTCAGCGTATAGGTTACAAGCCTCAGCCTCGTGGTCGATACCCCAGTCTGTAGCGGCAGAGTTAGTAGTCTGCTCAATACCTGCCATTTCCTCGGCAACCTTAGACATAACGTAAGACTTAGCTGTCTCAGACATCTCTCCCTTCTCACGAGCCTCCTTTGATTGAGGGTTAGTTAAGAGTTTGTAAATCTCAGATGAGGTAAACTTACCCACACGAGCGTTGAACCAAGCCTGTGACCGCTGATCTGCGGCCATAGCTTGTTCCTTTAAGATTTCGTTTAATAGATTATTCATTGTCCCCTCCTTTGATTTTCTCTGACAACTCCCCTATTGTTATGGATGCATCAGAGGTTTTCCACCAATATTCCTGTCCAGCTCCCAATATTTGCTTTACTTGCTCTTCACGTTCTTTTTTGCTCATTGCTTTAGCTTGTTCAAAGATTTCTAACCATTCGTATAATGATTTAGATTTTACCATTTGGTCTTCCGTAATACAATTAATTAACCAATCTACACTATTTTGCTTACTCATTGTTCACCTCCTTTGCTATTCTTAGCCTTAGCCTTCTCAATAATCTCTTTCTTCTGCTCAGGATCGATCATCACTGACTCATCAGATAGTGCCGCCTCAAGTTCTACCACGTTGGTAGTCTTCTCAAGTAGACGTTCTATCTGCTCCTCGCTCATCTTAACGTACTCAACAGTCTTGTACTCCTCGTTGTCGATAGAGATAGCGGTGTTAACCTTCTCAATCTTATCCAAGGCAAAGGATGATTTAGGTATAGACTTCCAACCTCTCTTCACAACGGTCTTACGAGCCATCTCTGCATAGTCAGTTGACCATGGACCAAGATCCTTACGACCAGTCTCTGAACGGTTCTTGATAGCGTCAATCTGAGGCTTCCACATAATCTCGAATAGCTTCTCGTCATTGTGTAGCACAAAGATTGCATACACAGCTATAACATCGCTGTCCTTGAAGGTCTCTCCCTTCGGCTTGTGAATAATCTCAGGGTTTGTTCCCTGAACGAAGTCAAACTCATCCCCTCGGTACACCACAGCTGAAGATACAGCCTTGATAATACCCGTGTCAGAGATAAGTTTAATCATGCCCTGATATCCTGGCATTAGTTTAGCATTACCCTTGAAAGGAACTAGATAAGCCAAGTTCATCACAGGGTTCAGAGACAACTTGGTCAATGCACAATTGTACACAGCCATTGCAACTGATTGTGGGTTAGAATTTGCTAGAACAGAGTTGTTGTTAGCAGCTTGGATGGCGAAAGACATCTCTCTCATGAGGACTTCTTCTCCTCCCATCAGTTTAATCATTTCCTCTCTGCGAGGTTCGATAAACGGCATAACCGTCTTTGGTGAAATTGTTATGTTTGACATTTTGTGTGTAATTTACTTATTAATAATCGTCTCTATCGAAGTCTGCATCTTCTTCCTTAGTGCATTCGTAGCACAGCCCTATCTCATCTTCGAATAGGTCTTGAACATCGCTATCGTCCCAGTCTTCGTAAACAATGCTTGTTCTTTTGATTTCAGCAATCCGTTCCTCTATTTGGTCCGAATCGCAATAACGGCAGTAGTCGCTCATATGATTTATTTTTTATTGGTTTCTACAAATATACAAAAAGAATTATAAACTTTTACAATTCCTCTCGAAAAAAGTTTCTAACAATTCTATGTGTTGTTTATGTTCCTCCTTAATCTCCCTCCCGTCAGGGCTGAAAATCCTCTTGAGAATCTTCCTCCTCTGATCGATATCCATAGGGTAGAGAGCAAGGTCAAAGGCTAGGTAAGCCTTAGGATCATTTTTCATCCCCGTCTTATTCAGTATGGCAAGAACCCTTTTGTGAAGGTTGTCCAGCTCCATGTACTTCTCGGCACGGGTTCTATATGTCTTACTACGAGAAAAGTTTGCCATTGTTTCTATCTTCAGTTCGTTCTATACATTTCTTAATTGCTCTCCAATCTTCCACATCCTCCTCGTTAAATTTAGGTGTGCCGAAGAAGAGAGACATCATCCTACTTATATGCTTCTTGTCATAATCTGGACGAAATACCAGGAGAGCCTTGCGAGGGTTTATATTCCTCTCGGCAAAATACAAGAACCATTTAGCCCTTTTTTTGTGTACTGATTTCATCGATTACCTTTTCAATTTTCTCACGAAGGGATTCCACCTCGTCACAATACTCGATCAACCCCTGTAGTAATACTTCGATCTTCTCCCTGTTCTTCAGGGGCTTCTTTCTACCTACAAGGTCGTTCATATACCTAGTCGAGAGACCTTTCTTCTTGCATATATAGTACATATTTATTACGTCTGCATGAGACCTACAAGACGAAATAAGGTAGTCTAAAACGTGCTTGGGTATCTCTTGTTGCACTATCTTATTTTCTTCTTCGCCCCCCTTAGCATTATTCTCTCTTACTATCATCATCGGCCCGTTTTTTTTCGGTTTGTGCGTCTGAACGCCAGACGTTTTCTGAAGTTATGCAGAAAGATACTTAACCTGATTCGTGTGTACATCAGGTCTAATTTCCTATCGGTTTCTTGCTTAATCATGTGCGTGTGTTTTTTAATTAGTGAAATAGTGTTTAATCTATTGTGTTACAAATATAGTGAAAATAAAAAAAGGGAATAGGCAATTAAGCCTACCCCCTCTTTCGTTAACCAATAAACACCACGAACTAATTGTATTGTAAATGTTTCTCTAAGAAGATAATCTCGCTGTCATCGAACAAGCTCCAGTCTCCAACTGAATCTTCATCTGCCTCCATGTCGAAGGTATAGGAGCTGTTCTCAATTGTAACTTCTTCCTCGTCCATGTTGATGAACCCTTGAAGGTAAACCTGAACTTCTTTCTTACCTGAGTCTACAATGTGAACTGAGTCAAAGGCTAGTAATCTACCTGACGGATACACGTCAAGTTCTACTTGGTCTGCTATGTCCTTTATAAAGTATTTCATTTGTTGCCCTCCAATTCGTTTATCTCGTTTGTTAATTGTATTAATGCTTGTTTCCTCTTCTCAAGAGCCTCTCTCTTGATTCGAGCCATGTCATCCTGATACGTCTCATGCCATGCAGAGAGAGACTCCAATACGGCAGAGGTAAGAGAGTTAAGTACCTCTTCAATGTTTGTGGCGTAGTTAAACTCCAAGGTAACTCCTCGGTAGCTAGAGAAGTTAACCTTGAACTCAACCTCGCCATGATTGAAGTACACAGAGGTGAACTCTCTCTCCTTATCGGCATTCATTTGGTGTACCCGTACGTTAGGGGTGTGTCTCACTATCTCTCCAATGATAGAGTAATTCTCATGCATATCTGCAACATTGCGTGCAGTAGTAATTAGCTTTTCAATTTGTGTCTTCATGTGTGTTATTAATTAAGTAAGTTTTTAATTGCAGAGGCAAGGGGTATGCTCATGAGCAACCCGATGCCGATTAGTGTTATGGTCATGGACTCCATGGATATTCCCGTGTATAAGATAATGATCAGGACAGCGGCAATTCCATACGCGATTCTCTCGTTACGCATCTGCACCTCCAGTCAAGAACTCAATCTTGTTATTCTCCGCAAGGAATTTCTTGCCGTCCCAAGTTGTTACTTCGTGCAAATAGATTTCAGGGTTTGAACGAGTCCCTATGTTCTCGCTTAAGTAGTCTTTAATCTCGTAAACTACTCCGTTAATTTTAGCTTTCATCATGGCATTATTAATTTAAATTGTTCTTGGTCTTGTTTCCAATTCTCGTATTGGCTAACGGCATCAGAGAATGACTCTATCTGCATACCCCTCTTTGAATAGAGAAGTTTCTTATTGTGGTACACCTCGAAGTTGTACTGCTCTCCAACTTTATTGAAGAAAAATATTGTCTCGTTCATAGGTGTACATTAGTTAGTTCTAATTCCACTCGGTAGTCATGACCTCTCCCTCCTGCTTCGTAAGTCACAAGATTACCCTGATAGGTAATCTCAACCTCGGCATCCATCTCTTCAGCCATCTCGAAGAATCTAGAGAGAGCCTTGTCTCGTGTGTGAAAGATTATGTCTTGTGTGCCTCCGATATGTTGTTGCATCGGGCGTTTCTTAATTGTTAGTACGTTCATGGCATTTTATATTTTAGTTGATTCGATTAGTGTGTAATAGTTATCGTAGTACTCGTTGAATAAATCTTGTGCGTCTTCAGTATAAACTTGTACGCCATCGTACTCTTCCCAAATTACCATCCTGTTGTGCCATTGTCTTTCTAGATGTGCCGATGCAAGTTCTGAAGCAAGTTCTACAGCATTAATTGTCATTTCGTGTGTGTTCATGGTGTTTATTTTTTTTATTTGTTTAATTTTATTATAACTCCCGACCATAGCTTATCAAACTCAGGTCTCTCTTTACTCCTCACGACCTCCAGTCCTCTCGCTTTTGCAAATTTTGAAACGTGTTTCGAAGTTGTTGCAGAGTACTTTCCGTTCTCAATTAATTTGTCTCCCTCAATCGTTGCTACATGAGTAGTGAATGAAATGAACTTGTTCCCGTCTAAGAACATATTGTGTCCTACTTTTTCCATGGTGTTTTTTTATTTATTAATTAATTTTCTCAATTGTTAGTACGTCCATCATCTTGCGGTACATTAGCTTCGTGTAGTTCATAACGTGTTCCTCGTTGTTGAAGTTCACCTCACTCACTACCACTCTCCCGTAGACTTGAACCCGTAGTTCTACTTTAGCCTTGCATGGGAAGGTTATTGCTCCCTTTAACATCGGCAATTTCATATTGTGGTAACTCAGTTTCATAAGTTGTGTTTTTTATGGTTCAGGAAGTTTACTATGCAGTCGTATTCAGGAAGTTTCCCGTCATTGAAATGAGACGTCTCGTATTCCTTATGCAGGTCTACCAATAGTTCGAACATTAGGTCGTATTCGATTTCAGCACCAATTATAGCATCGTATAACTTGGTGAATAAATAGAAGTGGTAATCTTTCATGGTATTTATTATTTTACGTTTATTGAATTAAGTACATTTTTGAATCCCTTGTACACAGCCCTCTTATAAGCCTCACTCTCGTGGTCTAACACGTTCGCCAACATCAAGCTAGTCATCGAGGCATAACGGAAGACAATCTCTTTGTAGACGTGTTCGAATGTCTCGCCTCTCATCAGAGACTGGCGAATCTCCTCCTCCGAATTTACCACGGGGTTACTGAATGAACCCTCTCGGTTTGCTCTCATGTGAGCATCAGCAATTTGCTTCTGAAGTTTAGTAATACGTTCCATGTGTGATTTATTTATTTGGTTAATACGAGAGGTTCACACCCCTCGTTTCGTCCAATCAGGACTCGTCAGTTAACCTAGAACTCGATAAAGTACTCAGGGTTGAAGGTGTATTGCTCCCCTTTGAACTCAGGGTTGTACACTAGCGTTCCCTCCTCGTTAAGCTTCATCCCTATGCACTCCTGAGTGAACTTCATGCACATGGCACCCACTAGAATCCTTGCACTCTCTTTGTCCATGGCAGTGATAATCTTAGCTACCAAGGTTGGTTCAGGACTTTCGATATACTCGCCCATGTCTTCTCTTGTAGCGACTATCTCTCCCTCGAAGGCGTGTACCAAGGCGTTAGTAATTGTCTCGAAGGTGTACGGGTTATTGTTAAGCCCGATGTTTAATTGAAATACGTTCATGTTTTCCATGTGTTTAAAAAATTAATTGGTTTATACGGGGCGAACCCCGTTTCGAGTACTCAACTCTCATCAGTAAACCTTATATTACCTTAGATTCAATTAGGTTGAAATAGTCCATGTAAAGGTTGTGAAATATCTCATTAGCCTCTTCTGTGTAATACTTTCCGTCCTCTTCCCAAATTACTATTTTATCCGTATACACTCTCTCAAGGTGTAAGGAAGCTAATTCAGAGGCAAGGTCTTGTGCGTTGATTGTTCTAGTAAACATAGTTGTGTGTGTTAATTGGTTAGCGAAACGTAGGGACTCGAACCCCTAGGTCTCTCTCACGAGCAAACCTCTCCGAGCGTTTCAGTGTTTCCGATATGTCAAAGAACTGCGGTCTTTATAGTCTTTTCCGTGTATGACTAGTAATCTCTCCGTGTAACGGCTGTAGCATAGGTGATTACAATCTCTATCTAACTAAACTCTCTCTCCTTAACTACCTCTATTCGAAGAACACTCTTGTGTATATCTGATATCTCATCAGTGCGGGTAGTAATCAGTAAGTAAGCTTTCGTTGTTGTTCCGTTGAACACTGCAAATGTATGGTAATTAAAAAGTTTATTCCAAATTTATTTTCAAAGATGTTCTAAAACACTGATTAGTTCGTCACGAAGAAATGCGGCTTACAGAGCGTCATGACATCTCAAAACATCAGTAAAATAAGGGAAAATAAAAATAAATGAAAAAAAAACGAAAATATTTTTGATTGTAGGAATGATAAGGGTTTGAGGTATGACATGGAGAAAAATGTGAGGATTGGCGTGACTTGTAGAAGGTCACAAAAGACTGGAGATTGCGGTTTTTTCGTGCCTGTTTTGAGTGCTTGTTGTTCACCTGAGGCTGTTTTTCGGGTTCGTCTCAGGTATTTTTATATGGCAAAATGTGTATTGAATTGTGCCGATAATTGGGGGCGAAATGTTGGCGTGTTTGTGTGTGAATTTCAGGTAGTGTTTCTAGGGTTATTTGGTGCCGTGTTTGAATGTCATTTATCGGCATGGATGAGACGTTATGTTTTGGGGTTCATTGGAGGGTTATAAGAGAGGTTCATGCATGAGATAATATGTAGGCATGGGAGAGAGTAATACGCCACGTTTACGGGCTTGTTTCGAGGTCATGCTTTTGCCGAGGTGTGAGCTTCGGGATCCCAATATTGATGCGGGCTGTAGCGATTTATGGTGCCGAGAGATTGAGGCTTGGCTTGGGCTTTTCTCAGTGTTGACGGGCGATGCAGAGCTTTGGGGCTTGGCTTTTGGCTTCAATTGACCACAGACGGGGGTGGGTTCGCAAACACGCATTTCCTGGAGGCGAGCGGGGTGGCCTGGTGTGTGGGAAACCCCTCTCTTTAAACAGCTTGCCCTCTCCCTAAACATCTCGCCCCTTTCCCCTTTCGATCTGGGTTTTCGTTCCCCTTGATTCCCTTTTCGTGGCCATTTATTTACCTCTGAGTAAAACTTTTCCCGTATTTTGTTAACTGGGACGTAAAAAAGGTGTATATTTGCGGAACACATTATAAAAAATAGGATTATGTACATTGGATGGTTTAGTTGTGGTGTTACTTCGGCTGTAGCGTGTCGCATGGCTGTAGAGATGTATGGCAAGGAGAATGTCCGTTTGTTTTACATGGAGATTGACTCTGCGCATAGGGATAATGAGCGTTTCATTGTTGAGTGTGAGCGTTGGATTGGTGTCCCTGTGGAGCGTAGGCGTAGTGGGAAGTATGTAGACCAGTTTGACGTGATTAAGCGTACTGGGTATGTAAACGGTGCTGGTGGTGCGAGGTGTACTAAGGAGTTGAAGAAGGATGTTCGTAAGTCTATAGAGAAGGAGTTTGAGTATGACGGTCAGGTCTTTGGCTTTGAGTTTTCACAGAAGGAGGTTAATCGTGCTATACGTTTTGCACAGCAGTACCCTGACAGCAAGCCTGTCTATCCTTTGATTGACCAGAAAATGACTAAAAGTATGTGTGCTGAGCTTCTATTGAGGAATGGGATCCGTTTACCTGCTATGTATGAGTTGGGTTTTCACAATAATAACTGTATTGGCTGTGTAAAAGGGGGTAAGGGTTATTGGAATCATGTGAGAAAACATTTCCCTGATCAGTATGAGCGTATGGCTGTTCTAGAGAGGGAGGTTGGACACTCGTGTATTAAGGGACGTTTCTTGGATGAGATGACTGAGAGTGAGGGGAGACATGATCCGCCTATTGTCCCTGACTGTGGAACTTTCTGTGAGATTGAGTTTGCCGATATTATCGATCCGAATGTTCAGCCCATTATGGATGGTGTTAAGAGTATGGGCCAATTAAAGTTATTCTGATATGCTGACGCAGGATTTGAGACGTTTACGTAAGTTACATGGTGTGAGCTTATGTTCCCTAGCTGGTGTGGTTGGGAAGAGTGGTGCGTGGTTGAGTCGTGTTGAGCGGGGCTTGATTGACGTGTCCTTTGGGGATATGTGTTCCATGATCTCCCACTTGGGCTATCGGATTAATGTGGTACTGGGGTAGGGGGTGGTATCGCAAAATGCGTTTCTTGCATAGTGCTAAACCTATCGATATCGAGTGGCTTAAAAAAATTTTTTCTCTGGAGTGTCGACTGCGTGTCTACAGTTGGGTAGTTTTGCTAACCAACCTGTGATAAACTGTCACGCTTTGGGTAGTGGTACTAACCAGTTGGTTACAATTACTAACCATCTGGATGGTGTCAACTAAATGGTGCAGGAAACTTGACATTTCATCCCTGATGTTCATTTTTTAACATCAAAGCTATTTGTCTATCACATTTCACTTAATTTGACACTCTATATGTAGATGCGTGTAATATTTGGAAAAATTCATGCAGTAATTCGGCAGGATTCCGAGTTTGGCCATGTTTTGTTACCGAGTTTGGCATTTTGCGCCTACTTTTCACGCTATGCGCCTGTGGATTATTTTCCACTAAGAGCCTGATTCTGGTGATTATTTTCCACAATATCTGTCGCAAATAAATACTATACTTGCGACAAACATTTGCCAGTAAACCGCTTCTACTGTCCTTTGTTGGTTGTCCGTTTATATCGGACAGGTGTTATTTATAACATCTAGCTCATATTAATCCTTTTTATTCCTGACTCTTTGACCAGCAACTTTTGTTTTTATTTCTTCTGCTTTAAGAGCTAGTACACATTTTATTAAAACATGAAGTCCAACACCTGATCCATTTTCAAGTTGTATTAATGTAGATCTTGCTACTCCCATTCTTTTTGCCATATCCTCTTGGGTTATTTTTCTATATAACCTTTCAGTTTTAACTATATGGGGTATATTACTTACTATTCTATATAGTTCCTCAAAGTCTCTACCATCTTGGTCGGACCTTGTTTGAACTAATTCATTAGGGAGGAACTGCACATTTAAAAGATTTGGGTTAATGTCGTGGTAGTATGCTATCCAGTATTTTTCTCTAATTGCTAGGTCATCAAGATTCTCTACCTCTTCTATGATATCTATTTTAGGGTATAGCCAATTCTCCTCCAGCATTTTCACCCATTCATTTACATGAGTAGAGTGTGAGTTGGTTAAATGTTGCAGAGGTCTTTTCTCACCTACTGTGCTTTTACCTATATACTGGTAGACATCGTTTCTTGGATCTCGTAGTCCGTAAATTATGTTCTTCATTATCAAATGTATTAAATATAATACAAAGGTATGAAATGTCATACAAATAAACAAGTGGATTCACACTATAATGTGATTTAGCTCGTAACATTTTTACATGTGTTTTTGTTACGAAAAGTCATGGAATTCTTGGACAAAAAAAATCCAGAGGTAAAACTATGTCTTGACAATTTTTGAAGTCGTGATTATTTGTCACGCTATCCCTTGACGATCTCCTTGAGTTGTGTGAGGATGTCTGTTTGTGTCTGTCCCCAAAACATATCGCAGGTTCCGTCCTCCTTGATTGGAGGATCTACAAAATAGCTTTGAGCGTATTCATTAGCAGGTGCTGTAAATCGGAAGCACTTCTCCTTATGAGGGCAAGACTCCCCTGGATCGCATTTAGTTATATCACTCATCTGCACCTCCTGTTTGATATTGGTTACCTTTTTGCTCGATAGCATCTAATACTCTAAACAATGGAACTAAGATTGTCCCATTTGTGTACACCTCTTTGCTATCCTTGAAGTTGTAGTCCATGATAAAGTCTATGATCTTAAGCTGCTCTTCATCAGTAATGTATTTGAGTCTACTTTTGATAGATATATCTTCTTTGATCTCTTCTTTACTCATCTCCACCTCCTTTAGACCTCTCATCAAGATAGTCTTGAACTCTTGTCACTAATAGGTACATTATTGGTATGGATAGACAAAGCGTTGTAGCATCTATAAGTAGTTTCATTCTCCACCTCCTTTGATTTTATCTCTCATCCATTTAGCACCACTTCTGAAACTATTTGAAGAACCATTCTCAATGTAGTGAGTTGCTTCATCATCTATCTCCTCCTCCGTTGGTAGTTCTATTGGGGTTACTAATTCAAGTATATCATCTGCAGCATCGTCAGTGGAGTATCCATAATACATTGTAAGTAGATTTAAGATAATGCAGATTTCTTCTCTTAACTCTTTTTTTGTATATAACTTACTCATTGTTACCTCCAAA